CACCCGCCACCAAAGGGAACGTCGTTACTGCTACTAAATGCCGGTGGTGTGCTGATCGTTGGTAATTGGTCAGCCGATTGTATAGCCTGGTGTCCGAAGCCAAAGATACCGCAGAGCGTGAAGGAAAAGATGTGGAAATATTCTTAATTATTTGGCTTATATTAGTGCTCTTTTTACTTGCGTGGAAGCGATGAACCCAATTGATCCATACTGGAGGGCACAAGTTGACTCTACTCGAACAGGGGTGATGAAAGTATTACAGGGCATCAAGGAAGAGAAAGGGGTTGACGAGAAAGATTTAGAACGATTACATAACTTTTGTTTGTTCGCACTAGCATTGATGCAAGCAGAGGGTAGTAAGAAGTGGGCATTGGCTAAGATGAACGCTGAACTAATGTCTTTAATGAAGGGGGGAGAAAAATGAGTTGGTTGACTGATAAACAAAGAAAACAAGTAAGAGACACAGAGGGGGCACGTATGAAAGAAGCACAAATAAAATTGTTCACCACCTTCTGGGGGCGTAAGTATGACGGGCAAGACTTAGCCCTAGCGCATGGTGCAGATACTGCCCGCAAGTTTTCGCTGCTCACTCAAAAGGATAACGATGATGAATAAAGAAGACACTATTAAGCTGGCTAAGGAGGCAGGGTTTGAATTTAATTCTTTAACTAAGCTAAAGGAGAAGAACACATGAAAATAACAGAGAAAGAAAAAACTTGACGCTAATTACAGTTAGTATAAAATTTTAGTGTCAATGGAGCGGACATGGCCTTAGCGTACGGAGCAGCTATTTTAGGGGGGGATCACTTTCTTCGTAGTGGTATAGACCCCAACACTTTTGATCCATTCATCACGGTGCGGGTACAGGTACAAAACGGGGAGCTATACACAGTGCAGTCTTCTAACACGGGAGTGTACCCAAAGAATGCTTTAATCTTAGAGCGACTTGCGATCATGAAGGTTGCCCCTGTGGGCACAAAGATTAAAGAGTTAGGTTGGCGTAGGACAGACGATGTTTTCTACCTACGGTTTTTTGATTACGAACTTATACGTTGAGGGTGGCATGAACTGCATGTGTGGCGGGGNTACCTTGGTGGTAAATACCTACTTAATTAACGGCATCTCTCGGGTGAAACGACAGTGCCAAAAGTGTGGAGAAAGTTTTTCTAGCAAAGAATTATTTGCAACAGGCAGCAAGAAGATGTACACGGAAGATGAGAAAGCGGCGATACGTAGAAAACAAGTAGCGGTACGCCGTAGATCGGAGGACATCCAACAAATAAAGGAGGAAAACTAATGCTACGAGATGGACAATATATTCGGGAAGCCCCGCTCAAATTAAGTGTGCACTACATACCAAAAAAGTATCCGTCGCACATTAGTAAAGAGGAACAGTTTGCGCAGAATATTTTGTTGGGTATTGCAGAACAAAAACTATCTATTCTTTCCCGTGTTTTTGGATTTTTATTACGGATGTAAGGGCAAAGTAATGCAGCTAACTGAGAACGTAAACCAACTCGCAATCTACCTAGAAGATAACGCACGTGGGCCGGAGGATAACAAAGCCGCACAACATCTTAGACGTTTGATGCTTGTATATGAAACCGCTCATGAGATGGTACACGCTAAAACACATGCGCATAGCCGCAATTCATACAGTGAGTTGATTGATCTAATAAAGAAAAAATCGGAGGGGTGATGGGGGGTATAAAGTTTGATATGAACAAGCCACGTTGGAGTTTAATCCCTGAAGGTGCAGTACAGGATGTGGTCGAGGTGTTGGAGTTCGGTGCTAAGAAGTACGGCGATGACAATTGGAAGAAGGTTCCCAAAGCGTACTCTCGGTACTATGACGCATCGATGCGCCACATAGACGCATGGTGGAATGGGGAGCAGAAAGACCTAGAAACAATGAAGCCACACCTAGCCCACGCCATATGCTGCCTGATGTTTTTGATGTGGATGGATGCGCAGTTAGCAGAAGATATTAGTGACATAAACCTACAGGAGTAAAAAATGCGTAACATACCGATTCCGGAACATACACTGCTTGATTTTTTAATCACTACGTACCAACTCAAGAACAATCGTGCATTGGCAAGACACCTAGAGGTTACTGAATCTACCCTGAGTAAGATCAGATATGGCATGAATAAAGTCTCTGGGGATTTCGTTCTGAACGTATACGACAAAACGGATTTGAGCCTTGAGGAGATTCGCAATCTAGTCAAAAAACAAAACGGCTTAGATGCGTCAGCTAAAGGAGCAAAGATAAATGTCCGTAACACCTGAAAAGAAAGTTAAAGATAAGGTTAGGAAGATCCTGAACGATGGTGGGGCGTATCATTTTATGCCTGCTACGCATGGGTACGGAACATCTGGGGTTCCTGATATTGTTGGTTGCTATCACGGAAAGATGTTTGCCATCGAGTGCAAGGCAGGAAGTAATAGACCTACGGCACTACAGTTGAAGAGTCTTTCCGCGATTGCTACGGCAGGTGGGTATACAGAAGTAGTGAATGAAGAAAATATACCCGCTGTAGCTGCGCTATTGGTAAGGATAGATCGAGATGCCAAAGGGAAACACTAACACCAAGGTATGCCGCAAGGTAGAGATACTTGGGATGCTGAAACAAGAGCATGCATTGTCCGCAGTAGAGATGGCTAATAAGTTGGGTATGCATGTACGAAGCATACGGCGGTTTCTGGTAGAGCTACGCAAAGAAAAGAAAGTGTTCCGCCGTTATCATTTGTTTGGCGATGGGGCACGTAGACCCACGTTTTACTACAGTATCAGGAGAGAGAAATGAAAGAGATTACCGCAGCTTCCACATTACTTACTAAGTTACGTATTAGATTTGGGGTGGACGAACACAAGATACATGTGATGGGGTTAGTGGCACGGTGCTGGGAGCGGGGCGAGTCAGTTAAGGTGATGGAGTTAATTAAGATGTACAAACGAACCTCTACAGCTACAACGCACAAGGCGGTGCAAGAACTGGTCTCAAACCGGCTTATCAAAAAACAACCAAGCAAAGAAGACAAACGTGTGGTTTACATAGTGCCGGGCATGCAGATGAAGAACTACATTAAGGTGCTGCGGGAGGCAAAATGATTTCTGAAACCATACAGATGCTGCTTAATAGGATGGATGAGTTCCCAGAAGAATTTGCTAGCGGTACAACGCACCGCAACTACCGCAATATTGGTAGCCTGCTTGACGATACTAAATGGCGGACTGTATCTTTCGGCGTCCTACAACAAGATTTGGATGAAAGTTTGTTAGAGGTATACACACCAGAAGAAGTTGCAGTGTACAAGCAAAAGTTAACTACGTTAGTACGCAAGCAGGTAGAGGCTGCGATTTACTCAAACCTTTTAGCGCCAGAAGAAAAGCCAATGGATCAGCTAGGTTTTGATTTTAATGCCCTCAAGGAGCCTGCGTACCACCCGTACTCAGGCGCGATAAAAGGTGGGGGGGAATAGATGAACATAATCACTGTGGACTTCGAGAGCTACTACAGTAAGGATTTTGGCTTCTCTAAGATGACCACTGAGGAATACGTGCGTCATATGAACTTTCAAGTTATCGGGGTGGGGATAAAAGTAAATGACGAAGAAACAACTTGGCACACAGGCACACATGAAGAAATTGCGGAAGTACTTACCCATTACGACTGGCAGGGGTCGTTCGTCCTCGCCCATAACACCACCTTTGATGGGGCAATACTCTCATGGCTTTTTGGGATTAAGCCGAAAGGTTGGCTGGACACTCTTTCTATGGCGCGTGCGATTCACGGTATTAGCGTGGGGGGTAGCCTCGCGAAGCTGGCACAGCATTACGAAGCGGGTGAAAAAGGCACGGAAGTCGTTAACGCGTTAGGACTGCGGCGGGAGGATTTTGGGGCCGTGCAACTCGCGGAGTACGGGAAGTACTGCCGTAACGATGTGGAGTTGTGCTGGTTTATCTTTGGCGTGATGATGGCAAAGGGATTCCCTATGCTTGAACTGAAGGTGATTGACGCTACCCTACGTATGTTTATTGAACCGTCACTGGAGCTTGATTTACTTTTACTAGAGCAGCATCTTGAGGATGTGAAAGACTGCAAGGAAAAGTTGCTAACCGCCGCCGCTGCGGGTAAAGACTCGCTCATGTCTAACGACAAGTTTGCCGAATTGCTGTTGGGGTTAGTAGACAAAGATAAGGACGAGCCTGTGTTCAAATCCCCTGCGATGTTGCCTAGAAAGATTAGCACCAAGACCGGTAAAGAAGCATGGGCGTTTGCTAAGACCGATGAGGAGTTTAAAGAACTCGCTAAGCACCCTGATCTACGTGTGCAGACGTTGGTAGCAGCACGGTTGGGTAACAAGACTACGCTGGAAGAAACACGCACCCAACGGTTTATCGATATTGCCAAGCGGGGTAAGCTGCCTGTGCCGATTAAGTATTACGCAGCGCACACAGGGCGATGGGGTGGGGATGACAAGATTAATTTACAGAACCTCCCGAGCCGTGGACAGAACGCAGGCAAGCTGAAGCACGCTATCCGTGCCCCAGAAGGGTTTGTGATGATTGACTCTGACTCGTCACAGATTGAAGCACGCACGCTGGCATGGTTGGCGGAGCAAACGGACTTGGTGGAGTTCTTTGAGAAGAACAATGCAGAGATTACAGCGGGTGTCCCTAAAAAGGATATGAAGTTTGACCCATACAAAATCATGGCAGCCCAGATATACGGTAAGGAAGTTTTAGAAGTAACAGACGATGAACGCTTCGTTGGTAAGACAACTATTCTTGGTGCTGGATATGGGATGGGTGCAGCGAAGTTTCAGGCACAACTGAGGACATTCAACGTGGATCTCCCACTGGACGAATGCAAGCGCGTCATCAGCGTGTACCGGCAGACGTACGAGAAGATTCCTGAATTATGGCGCACTGCAAACAACTCGATTGAGGCTATGATTTTAGGGCGTGCCGCTTCCGTTGGGCGGGAAGGCGTGATACAGTTTGACTCAGAGGGGCACGGGTTTATCCTCCCTAACGGGCTTCCTTTACGCTACGCGGAACTACGCAAGGTGTTAGATGCACAGGGTCGCCCCCAGTACGAGTACAAAACGCGGATAGGGTTTACTAATATTTACGGTGGGAAGGTCATCGAGAACCTGTGTCAGGCCCTAGCAAGGTGCATCATTGCAGAGCAGTTAGTAAAGATCGGTAAACGGTACAAGCCCGTGCTTACCGTGCATGACGCTGTTGCATGCATTACCCCGAAGGCTGAAGCTAGTGAAGCACGGGCATTTATTGAGGCCTGTATGCGGTGGACTCCGGCATGGGCAACAGGGTTACCGTTGAACTGCGAATCAGGCGTTGCTGAATCTTACGGGGGATGCTAATGAATAAAACCCTACTAGACACGATTCGCCAAAAAGGAAAAATCTCTGCTTGTCAGGGGTAATGGTGTACCTTCTAAGCGCGAGGCGTATGTAGTAAAAACCACTAAACTTATGGAGGGTGTCAATGCATGAAATATACATGGTCATACAGTAGTATTAGTTTGTTTGATCAATGCCCTAAAAAGTACTATCGAATGCGGGTAGTGAAGGACATTGTTGAACCTCCACAGGAACATCTGCTATATGGCACTGCGGTACACAAGGTTGCAGAAGAGTACGTCAGAGATGGCACACCGATCCCTGCAAAGTATGCGTTCATCAAGGAGCAACTAGATGCCTTGGTAAACATCAAAGGGGATAAGTACTGCGAGTACGAGATGGGGTTGACCAAGAACTTACAGGCTTGTAAATTCAAAGCAGAGGATGTATGGTGGAGGGGTATTGCTGACCTGATTATTATCAACAAGGACAAGTGTTATTTAGTTGATTATAAGACTAGCAAGTCCAGCAAGTACGCAGATACTAAGCAGCTAGAGTTGTTGTCGTTAGCAATCTTCAAGCACTTCCCGCAGGTCAAAAAGATTAAAGCTGGTTTGTTGTTCTTAGTAGTGAAAGACTTCGTTACTCGTGATTACGAAAACGATGAAGGCAAGGGCAAAGCGTGGTTGCAATGGTTAAACATGACGCACTCACTAGAAGCTTGCATGAAGGCAGAAGTGTGGAACCCAAAACCCAACTTCACCTGCAAAGCTTGGTGCCCTGTTACTGACTGTATGCACAATGGAAGGGCGCATTAAAAATGCCATATACGAAATCGCCAAGACCCTATGGGCACGAATATGAGATGGAAAAGAAGCGCGGGGAACACTCAGACAGGATGGAGCGGCAACGTGCCAGACGCGCAGTAGACAAGACAGGTAAGGATGCAAACGGGAATGGTAAAGCGGATACACGAGAGGGTAAGGACATTGCCCACGTGAAGGCACTATCTAAAGGTGGTGCTAACAAAGATGGCACCCGCATTGAAACCGCTGCGAAGAACCGATCTTTCAAGCGTAGTTCATCAGGTGCATTAGTATCAGAGACAAGTACTAAAGAACGTAAAAAGAAGTAATCATGTAGTTGCAGTACCGCAGTAAAAAATTAGAAGTAACCGCAGGCTATTGTGCAAATGTCACTTTAGCCTGTACCCCTTTGGAGAAAGCTATGGTTGAGAAGGAATTCAGAGCGTTATTAGCATTAGAAGGTAGTGTTTTAGAAGTAACGCGGGAGTACTTACGGACAATAAGTTCAGATACAAGGGATATTCGCCCCCACTACGAAGCTAGGATAATTGGTAAAGAGGGGAATATTATTTTAGCTACTAATTGGGTATCCCGGCGCGACTACGCAATTAAGTCTTTAGCGAAAAGGTACTACAGATAATGCAGATCATTGACAACAGGGCGTTACTTTTAAAGGTACGCCATCCTGAACGTATCACTGAAGTAATCCCTAAAAGTAAAGTGCTGGATAGTGGTGAAGTGCTGGTGAAGTGGGGGCTGGAAGAAGCACAGGTGCTGAAGAACCTACGCATCAAGAATGTTCCTTCGCCTATCGTGGCGCAATACAACTGGCCGGGGTTGCATCGTCCGTTTGACCATCAACGGGAGACCGCTTCGTTTCTAACCCTGCACCGCAGAGCATTTTGTTTTAACGAGCAAGGTACAGGCAAGACCGGCAGTGTGATTTGGGCGGCGGACTATCTGATGAATATCGGGGTAATAGAACGTGTGCTGGTGTTATGCCCCCTGTCGATCATGCAGTCCGCGTGGCAGGATGATTTGTTTCGGTTTGCTATGCATCGAACGGTAGCCCTTGCCCATAGTCACTCCAGAGACAAGCGGGTAAAAGCAGTCAACAGCAGTGCCGAGTTTGTTATCTGTAACTTCGATGGGCTAGACATTATTCAGCAGGCAGTGCGTGATGCGCAGTTCGACCTTATCGTAGTTGACGAAGCCAACGCGTATAAAACTGTTTCTACAAAACGATGGAAGGTATTGAACTCTGTGATACAGCCAAGCACTTGGGTATGGATGATGACAGGTACACCCGCGTCACAGTCTCCGACTGATGCGTATGGATTGGCGCGTATCGTTAACCCATCAGGTGTGCCTAAATTCTTTGGTTCGTTCAGAGATATGGTGATGCAGAAGATCACCCAGTTTAAATACGTCCCGCGCCCACAGTCAGAGACCATTGTGCATACTGCACTGCAACCGGCAATTAGATTTACTAAGGAGGAATGCCTTGACCTACCAGACGTAACTTACGTAACGCGAGACATACCGCTAACCTCACAACAGATGAAGTACTACGAAGCGTTACGCAAGCACATGGTGACTGTTGCAGCAGGAGAAGAAATTACGACCGTCAATGCAGCGGCCAACCTAAATAAACTCCTGCAACTTTCTTGTGGTGCAGTCTACTCAGATAGTGGGGAAGTTGTTGCGTTTGATTCATCTAACAGGATGGCAGCACTAAAAGAAGTTATTGACGAGGCAAGCCACAAGGTTATTATTTTTGCTCCGTACAAACATAGTATTCAGATAATTAGTGAAGAGTTAAAAAAGTCTGGATATAGTTGTGAGGTGATCAGTGGGGATGTATCTGTAAATAAACGTACAGAGATATTTGCACGGTTCCAGACTGAACCAGATCCAAAAGTTTTAGTAATCCAGCCACAAGCTGCTTCACATGGTGTAACCTTGACGGCCGCAAATGTGGTGGTCTATTGGTCTCCTGTCATGAGCGTGGAGACTTATTTGCAAGCGAACGCACGAACCCACCGTGCGGGTCAACGTAACCCATGTACTGTAGTTCACTTGCGAGGCTCCCCTGTCGAGAAGCGTATGTACGCTATGCTAGAAGCGAAAATTGATATTCATTCACGAATGATTGATCTATATAAAAATTTACTTGAAGTTATTGACAGCCCCCAAGAATAATTCTAATCTGTAGTTGTATCAACCTTGGAGAAAAAGATGGTGATAGAAGAAGAAATTAAAATAGAGCCAGTACCAATACCGACAGACAGGTTAGTAAAGGCGTATGTAAAGATCCGTGATGCCCGTAAAGAGCTAGCGGAACAATACGAGAAGTCAGATGCATATTTAAAAGAGTCACTTGATACTATCGAGTTCCAGTTATTAGAAGCGTGCAAGGCAATTGGCGCAGACAGTATCCGCACCCCATTCGGTACGTTAAGCCGAGTTGTTAGGAAGCGGTACTGGACAAACGACTGGCACTCGTTCCATGAATTCTTAAAGGAACATGAGGCATTGGAGTTGTTAGAAAAGCGCATTGCGCAAACCGTCATGTCCACGTTTCTTGAAGAAAACCCTGACCTGCCCCCGCCGGGTCTCAATGTTGACAGCCGCTATTCGGTTGTTGTTCGTCGTAAATAAGGAGAAAGATCCATGAGTGAACTCGCTGTACTAAGCCAAACCCTTCCCGCCCACCTGCGTAACGCAGTAATGGATGACACCACCAAAGCTCTGATAGGTGGCAGCGGTAGTAGCAAACGCATCTCTATCGAAGGTGGCGTGTGGCGCATGATGGTCAATGGTAAAGAAGTTGCCCAGAACGAAGACCGTTCAATGAACGTAATAGTTGTTGCTGCCGCACCTAAAGTCTCGCGTATCTTCTACGCTGGTGTATACAAGAAGGGTGTAGTTAGCGCCCCTGATTGCTGGTCACCTGAGGGCGAAGTACCTGATGCCAAGTCGAAGGAACCACAAAGTAAGTCGTGCGCAACCTGCCCAAAGAATGTTAAGGGTTCTGGGCAAGGCGATACCCGTGCATGCCGATTCCAACAGCGTCTGGCAGTTGTGTTGGAGAACGATATTGGTGGCGATATTTACCAGCTTGCACTACCTTCGACTTCAATCTTTGGTGCTGGTGAGAATGGTAAGTGGCCGTTGCAGACGTATGCCAAGATGGTTGCTAGTAAGGGCGTGCCTATCACTTCAGTGGTTACTGAGATGCGCTTTGATACCAATAGCTCTACACCTAAGCTGACGTTTAAGCCTGTACGTTATTTGGAGACCGATGAGTTTAATAGCGCATTGGAGCAAGGCAAAGCACCAGCAGCTATCAGTGCCATCACGATGAGCGTGGCGCAGACAGACGGAGTAAAAGATACCGCAGTTGGTGAAGAGTTTATTCCCACTGCCCCAAAGGCAACGAAGCCCGCCCCTGAAGTAGAAGAAACACCCGAGCCGACCAAGCGCACATCTAAAAAGGAGGAGGATGCCCCTGTCCCCAAAAAAGATGTGAGTAAGATCCTCGCTGAGTGGGACGATGCGTAGTAGTTATTCTCAGCGTTTTACCCAGCTAGTGAACTCAGGGGACACCAATAAGCTTGGTGTCCAGTTCGGGAACCTATGCATCGAGCATGACATTCCAGCTAAGGATGTGGCGGAACACTTTAATGTGAGCCTTACCACTGTCCATAATTGGTTTAAGGGACTCTCCCTTGTGTCCTCGGTGTACCAAGAGCCTGTTACACAGGCGGTTAAAACACTACTGGATAAACGCAAATAGCGCAGGTTTAGGGGGATAGGGAGCGCACCCGAAAAGGATAGTTACCGTCACTATCCCTGCCCACCTATTTTTTAAAAAAGACGGTTTGGGGCGGCTATGCTTACGAGGACAGAATTCCTGTCTTTAGTTCTTCCACCGGTTGGCACGTACTGCATCGTGGGGCTAAAGAATAAGGACACAAAACCAAAACAAATATTTGCATCTTCAGTTGAGGAGATTGATAGCTACACAGATGCATTACTGCACAAAGGATTTGACGCTTACTTTGCACTTGCTTCATTTACAGACAGCTCTGGACGCACTAATGCGAACGCTGCACATCTAAATTCTTTTTTCCTTGATATCGATTGTGGTGCAGGGAAACCATACGCTGATCAATCCGAGGGGATTGAGGCGCTTAAAGTATTTGTTAAGAAGGCAGGATTACCTAAGCCTACTGCTATTGTTAACTCAGGCCGTGGAGTCCACGTGTACTGGGTCGTTGAGCAACCGGTAGAGAAGAACGAATGGCGTGGGATGGCCGAGGGGTTGAAGGCACTATGCACATCTCATGCGTTCCATGCTGACCCTGCGGTTACTGCGGATACTGCACGTATTTTACGTGTACCTGACACGCTGAACTTTAAAAACCCCGATAGTCCATTGCCAGTAAAGTTGGTAATGGTGGGGAGCCGTGTAGGTATTGAAGCCTTACGGGACAAATTTGTTGCCGACGATTTTCAGATTCCCGGTGAGCGTCCCCCAGCACGGGAGTTGGACGAGACTACAAAAGTATTGCTGGGGAATTTTCAATCGCGGTTTAAGACCATTCTGATCAAGTCGATTGAGGGGGAAGGCTGTGCGCAGATTGTGTACATTTACGAAAATCAGGACACCGTGGAAGAACCGCTTTGGCGGGCGGGTTTATCCATTGCACAGCATTGCACGGACGCAGGGAAGGCTATTCATATCATATCGAACAAGCATCCTGAGTACGATGCCCGCACCACCGAGAAAAAAGCTGCGCAAACTAAAGGGCCTTATACCTGCGACACTTTTAAGAAGATAGCACCTGCACTTTGCGCGGGTTGTACGCTCTCGGTTACCTCCCCAATTCAGATTGGCAGGGAAGTCATCCGGCCTGCCGAGGACGCGGAAAACCCGATTGTCAGTGCAGTTGAACCGGTCACGAAGGAAATACGTACGTACACCATTCCAAAGTACCCGTTCCCTTTTTTCAGAGGCAACGTAGGAGGTATCTACATAAAGGGTACGCCGGTAAAAGGTAAAGATGGGCACGAAGAAGCTACAGAAGATATGCTGGTATTCCCGTATGACTTTTACGTTGTGAAGCGTTTACACGATCCTGAAGATGGCGAGTGCTTGATGATGCGTTTGCATCTTCCAAAGGATGGAGTGCGGGAATTCATCATGCCCTTGCGGGACGTTATTTCTAAAGATAAGTTTATGGGCACGTTGGCAACCCACGGCATTGCCATCATTGGTAAAAAGCAAGAGGTAATGATGATGTATGCCACACGATGGGTGGAAGAGTTACAGGCAATGGGTAAGGCTGAGATTGCACGTAAGCAGTTTGGGTGGCTAGTAGACAACAGCGCGTTCATTGTGGGGGACAAAGAGATTCGGCACGACACCATTGACTACAGCCCTCCATCGGCATCAACATTACCTCTAGTACCCGCGTTTGGTATGCGTGGCGATTTCCACGTATGGAAAGATATTATTAATCACTACCGGCATCCTGATATGGCAATGCGTGCTTTAGCCCTGTTCATGGGTTTTGGTGGCCCGTTGATGAAGCACGTGGGCGGCGGGGCACTTAATGGGTTCTTACTTAACCTTGTTAGTAAGGAAGGGGGCACCGGTAAATCGACGCTGCTTCAAGCGATCAATAGCATCTATGGTAATCCTGAAGCATTGATGATGACGTACAAAGATACCCACAACTTTCGACTACAACGATTGGGTATCCTCCAAAACATTACGGCCACGATTGACGAGTTGTCGAACATGAAGGCCGAGCAAATGTCCGATATGGTGTACGACATTACATCGGGTAAAGGTAAAGGCCGTATGTCCGCCAAGGCTAACGTAGAGCGCGTCAACAATACGACATGGCAACTTCCTGTGGTGTCTTCTTCAAACAAAGTTATACGTGATGCGTTGTTATCTATTAAGTCTTTTCCGGAGCCGGAACTATTGCGCATACTGGAGGCTAACTTAGGTATTGACCCCACACTTAGTGCGATCCAAGCGAAGCAGCACTTTGGCCGTCTTTCCAGTAACTATGGGCACGCTATCACCCCGTACATACAGCACATCCAGACCGACTTACCAGCTACGATTGAGTTGCTTAATCGGGTCAATGAGAAGATCGACATTGCCGCAGGCATCACAAGCAACGAACGGTTCTGGTCTGCGGGTATAGCTATCGCAATCACTGGGGGGATTATCTCGGGCAAGCTGGGGCTGCACGATATCCCCGTGAAGCCAGTTATGGACTGCGCTGTGGAGCTTATTAAGAACAGCCGCCGTACTAATAAAGAATCGATGTTCGATAGTGAAGACTTCCTTGGGGCGTTCTTGCAGCGGCACTTCCATGAGATCTTGGTTATTAACGGCACTAGGGATGGGCGTACTGGGTTGGAACATGCACCGATACGGGAGCCACGTGGCCCACTAACCGCACGCTATGAGCCAGACACCAACCTATTGTTTGTTTCTGTGCGTCCCTATCGCGAGGATTGTAGTAAATACGCACTAAGTTATGACGGGTCGCTGGAGCCCTACCAGAAAGCCGGTGCTTTTATGGGGCTTAAACGCAAGCGTATGTTTGCCGGTACGGTGACCAACACCTCCCAGAATGTGCAGGCACTTGTGTTTGACGCTTCGAAGTTAGGGTTCTTTGACGCAGAGGTATTATTGAATGCTCCGCCTTCTATCCACCCAGATCTGGATTGATTGGAAAAGCTTCCAACCGGAAACTTCCTTTTTCATTCCCTGCCTTGCTTACCGAGAAGTGCAGCAGTTTGTTGAAGAAGAAGCTTTCCGGTTCAGGATGCAAATAGTTTGTAAGCGGGTAGTAGAGAAAGGCCGGTATGGCTTGCGAGTCTGGAGATTGTCATGATATGCTGTACGCACTCTCCTTTCTCCGAGGACACTGAGTTTGCCCCCGGTGCATTTCTGCATTCGGGGGCTTTTTTACATCCCTGCCATTTGTTTCAACTGCGGCACGTTGTACGCTTTTAGTATTTCTTTCTCTTGTTGCAATATATTATCCGTCTGCTCTCGTTTTTCTGCCCCTGATAAGTCAGGATCATTTGCAATGATGTTGCGATACTGACGCAACTTCCCAAGTGTTCCCTCAAGCTTATTAACCACACCCTTCATAGCATATAGTTTTAAATTATCTTCGGTCAGATACTCTTTTAGCTCTTCCGTACGACCTTCACGTTTGAACGCGTTGACCGATTCAACAACTTTATCTACACTTTCACGGAAGTTATAAAACTCAGATTTATACCCGCGCCCCGTATCGTCATACATAAACGTCTTAATCAACGGCAGTTTGTTGATTGGTTTGTTCATACGGGTAGGGTCAGCCACTGCGTCAGTTACGTCCAACATAACTCCACCCACAGTTCCTAGATACCCACGCACCAGATGATCAACCTTTAGTGGGGATACCCCTACGTACCCAAGAAGTTTTGCTAGTTCTGAAGTAGAGCTATTAACCTGCAGGTACGTTTCTTTCCCTGCCATGTAGATGCCTACAATCGGGTTACCTGTAAAGAAAGAGTAGTTAGTTGCTACCTCAATAAGCGGTTTAACCAATTGTGGGGTTATGTTCATCCCCCCATAGGCATTCACAGCAGCTTCCCGCATACTTCTCATAAAGGTTGTAGCGTCAACTGGACGGTCAGTACCCTCACGGACTATTGCTTGATACAGACGTTCTGGGATGACCTTGAACAAGAAACCAATCTCAGGAGCAACAGGAAGTTTTAACCCAGTGCCCGGAATAATAAAGCTATTGTCACGCTCTCTATCATCCAAACCTTTGTAGTCTTCATCGTCACCTACCAACATTGCATACAGCGTAGATAGCGCAGCGACCTTCATGCCGGTAGTCAGAAATAGTGCGATAGCTTCTTTCTTGTCTGCTCCAGAAATACCTTTACCCTGTATGGTGCGGTACAGCACATCCATACCTTGAATATAGGCATTCATGAACGGCACAATTTGACGCAGGATACGCACCGTCTGCCCGTTACCTTGAGTCTTAAAGTTAACGTATTCCTTGGCACGATGGAACGCCATTACCCGATCACCGGTCTCCTGCATAGTCTGGTCATAAATCGCAGCACGAACAGCCATATCAGCAGCCAATGAGAAGTCTTCTAACTTATCCCAAAACCGTTTGAACACAGCACGATCTTGCAACCCATGCCGCTCTCTCATCTTACGCATCGCGTTATCAGGCATCCCGTCATAAGACCCAGTAATTCCCAGTGCCTGCATATCTGACGCATCGTTTGTTACCGCTTTGTAGAAGTTCTTCATTACTTTAGTCGGTAACGAAAACGGATGCTTTACTCCAGATAAGAACATGGCACGCACGGTATCTTGTGAAAGCTGACTTAGTGCAAAGGTAGGCATGTGGGTAATAAACCCACGCAGGATATTTGATGACGCTTTAAATACCCCAAGAATAGGGCCTGCAACATCAATAACGTCAGAGAAGGCTGGAACATCTTCTAGGTTTTGCAATTTATACGCAACACGTTCCCCACCACGGTATGCAAATACAACTAACTGCGGGTTATTTTTGCGTTCCGTATCTACTTTATCTTGGGTTTTTAACTCTTCCGTAGACGGTAGTTGCTCCAGTGTTTTAAGCGCAGCACGGTTCTTCATCCCAGAGCGGATAGCCCAGATAGTATGCCCCACCATGTTGTCCAGCACGTTGCGGATTTCTTTAGAGCTTCCTTCTTTGTCCAGAGTTGGGAGCGAGGTTAAGTGTGCATTACCCACACGGATCTTAGTCAGATCATTAACTTTGCTTTCCTCTTCCTCTATGCGCGTCCAAGGTACATACCCAACATTATCTTTCCAGCTTTGCGCTTCAGCCGGGCTTACCCTATCCGTAGCAACCAAGAAGTCAGTGATGCCTTCATTGTATTTAGTGAACACATCAAACGCTTTCTTAAGTTCTGGGTACGCGTTCATTGCCTCTAGCCCAGCATCAATTTCAGCTTGTGAGGCACGGACACGGATAATCTGGGCACGTAACTTCTTAGCCGCTGCGGTATTACCTTTCGCTTCTGCTGCCGCTGCTTCTTTTTCCCGCACCGCATTCCGCTTGTTAATCTCTGCAGCACGTTGCGCAATGAACGCACGATGGGCGAGAGTAACCGCAGTCTCAGGGGAGCCTAGCTTCTTACCTAAATCTTCAACGACAATATCAAAAACACGGTCAAGGCTAATCTGTTCTCCGCCTTCAACGCGGTCATAAGCTTCTACTAAGCCATCTTTACCAATACGAACCCCACCTTTACGCATCAGTTGATCAGCCAGACCTGTAGCTTCTTGCGCTTGTTCATTGAGAATATCAGGCCGAATATCACCAAGACCGTTAGTCACAGCGTTTTGGAATTTTGCAGCAAGTTGTTCCTTAACCGGCGCATCCTTATCAACCACTGCCTGCCTAAACTTCATCGGTAGGGATTTAGCCTTACCTGCATGTAGCGTTACCCGCTCTTTAAAACTCTGGTCAATATTAGGAGGCGGTTCGTTGCCAATATTTTTCATCCGCTCGTTCAATGCAGCGGCTTTCTCGCCTTCAGGAGTTAGGGTTTCTACACTGCGCCGTTGTGCTTGCGCCTTCCCAGTATCGGGCACCGTACCAGAAGCAACCACGGAATCTTTTACTTTGTCTAAGTACTGAACGAATGTTTCGTTAGCAAGATACCGATTATTTTTTAGGTTACCAAAGAAAGTACGCAGTGCCCGTCCAAGACGCGCAAAGAATTTCTCCACAACAGAAATAGGCTTGGCATCTGTTGTAGCCCAACGAGATACTTGGTCTGCGTACCACTCCTCAAAACTGCGCCAGTAGTCCTTAAGGCTATCCGCTGTTCGATCTGGATCAACCGCTGTTTGTTTAGCAGTACTTTTTGCACGTAACGCGTCTACTAACTCCCGAGCAGTTTTACCCTTCTGGGTGCCAAGCCACTTCTCAAACTCTTTTTTAATCGATGTTTTTAACTCTGGGCTTGCATTGTTGTACATCTCTTTTTGGTGGATATGCCCAAGTTCATGCGCAAGGGTTTCCAGCATTGCAGTCTTGCTAGTAGATGCAGTAAACGCAATATAGTAGTCTCCATTATTCATGCGCCGTGCAGAGCCAATATCAGATGGGTCTAATGCGGCAGAACCAATAGAACGATGGGGGCCAGTAAATTTATCCGCATCTGCCCGGGCATCCGCTATTGTAGTGACATAAACATTTGCTTTAAGTCCTAGTAACTTCGACCAGCCAGTGACAATATCTCCAAGTCCTTTAGGGGTGTTCTTGGATGTTTGAATATGCCCTTTATCGAAGTTAATAAAAGGAGCGGCTTTATGCTTTTTCGTATCCGCGTATTCTTGCCGTTTTTTCTCCGCTACTAATTGCGCACGTTCTTGAGGGGTAAATAAATTACCTGTAAAACTTTCAATGTCATTTTTTGTATGCGTAGTCCCTTTAGCAGCCATATACACAGGGTTTCCGCTTAGTAGAGAATACCCACGGATTAATGCGTTGTCACCTTCTTGCCAAACAACTTTCCCCCCAAAACTTGAAGCAACTTTTTCTGCATTCGCACGTTGCTCTGGCGTGTACTTTTCTTTAGGCGTAAATTTTCCACGCAAACTATCAAGTTGCTCAGTAACGTCCGCAGTAGCAACTTGCCCATACCCATCAGTTAAATCTTCTACAAGCGCACGTGCATCGCCTTGGGACATTTTTCCTTCAACAACCAAACGGCGCACTGCCTGATTAGGGGCTAGTTTTTCTTGAGTAGGTGCTTGCTCTTCTGCTAGTGCAGTTGGCTGTATTGCTTCTCCAGCAATAGGCTGTTCAACAGGTTCTCCAGTAACATCCACTCCAGCAGGTTCAGGTGTTTCAATTCCTGTGGTGGGTTGTTCTCTGGGCTGCTCAGCCACTGTAGGGCTAGGCTCACTTGGCTGTTCGATAGATTCTGTAGGCTGGATGACATCAGCAACCTCCTGTTTTTTAGCACGGGTACGTTTAGGCTTACCAAAATCAAACGCTGCCTGCTCCATGAACGCAGGGCTACTCAAGAAGTTATTAACTCCATCAATTATTTTTGCACTACGCTTTGGATCGTTTGCAAAATCTGTCAATAATTCTTTAACTTCTTCGCGCTGCACAGGGTCAGTAAGATCTTTTTCAAGGATAGCTTCGCGCAATTTTTTATTAGTGATGCCGATACCCATTGTTTTAAAATCAGCTTCAGTAATAGGCCGTGCCTCTACCGCAGGGACTTCTGCAACGGAAGGCTGTAAATATTGTGGGCCAAGTCGAAACTCAGGGCGCTCTTCCGGAGTAAACAGTTCGGGAGTTGGTTGCGCTTCAAACAGTGCACGTTGCTCTCGCTCGTCCATACGAAGGAAAGCTTGATCAGCAGGCGTTACCGTTTGCCCTGCATTCATACGAGCCTGTATCGCGTTGATACGTTCTTGGCGGAATAGCTCTGTTTGTTCAGGCGTAAGCCCAGCAGGTGCAGCAGGTTCTTCCCCAAGAACTACCCCCTCGCCAGTTTGCTGCCGCAGCATTTCAGGCGCTTCAAAATCTAACCCTCTTTGCTCCGGCTCTGGCGCTGCACCAGCACGTTCAGTACCCTTTACCCCTTTGGATAGCTGTTTAATTTGCTGCGTAATATCGGTACGAGCAGTGTTATACGCCTCTGCGGTATCTAGTATTTCTTGCTTTTGCTCTAGCGTTGCGTTCGGAGATTCGTATTGCTGCTTAAGTCTGTCCAATTCCCGCATTAGTACATCATGCTGGTCGCGTAACTCTGTAATTTGAAACAGCTTATTTTGACGAGCCCCTTCTGTTTCCTCCGCTGCACGGTACGGCTCTGGTGGCATCCTATACCCGTCGTAACCTTCGCCTAATTCTGGGGCTTGCCCAAGAGGGAGTTGTGTTCCTGCCTGCTGTTTATATGCTTCTGTTTTACGTGCTGTTTCTGTGTTCTGTTGTTGCATTTCTGCATCTTGTTTTTGAAGCTGTGCAAACTGTGATTGCTGTCCCCCACGTTCTACAGCTCGCCCGGGAACCGAGATCGTACCCCCTAGTACCGCCCCACCAAGGAAGTTGTCAAAGTATTCTTTGCGGGCTTCTGGATCGGTAATATTTAAACCTGCCTGAGCGCGTTCAAGCACTGCTTGCCCAGCTTCCGTAAACCCTTCTACTCCAGCAACCTGCACTGTTTTTGTTCCATACCCAAGAATTTTCTCCGCAAGTGTTTCTGTCATGCGGGCCTTCATAACTTCTCTTAATTGGGCGTCACTAAGTTTTACCCCTGCTTCACCAAAGACACGACGAAGCCCCGGAATAAACCGAAAGCCAATAGTATCTAAAGCAGCCTGCAAAGGAGCAGCAGATGCGGCACTAGCAATATCAAGATCTTTAGCTGTCTTACCTTCTGCTAATTGACGGGATAAATTAGAACCAAAAGCTTGTATTCCCCCCACGGCAGTTGCCGTTAAAGTAGCCCCGGTCAAAGTAACTCCAGCAACCGTACCTAACGTAACTGCAGGGGTAGCATACGCTGCGGCTATTGGAGCCGCCATATAAGGAATTGATTGCCCCAGTAAGGTCTTAGCGTATTCAAACGGGGAGTCAGTAAACTCTGGAAGCTGCGCTTCTTTAGCAGCTTTTTCTTGCTGTTCCCTAGAATACTCTTCCGCTCCACTGACCCCCATTGCCGCACCAATAGCCCCAACATTCCCCTTTAAAGACTCGTAACCGGATTTAACCCCAGCTACAAACCCTGTTTTTGGTTTAGGAGTTACTTTTGTAAGTTCCTGCACAATGTCATCATCGGAATATCCCGCTGTTCGTGCGCCTGCAACATCAAATCCTTTTTCCTTCGCCAAAAAGTTGGCGATATCAGTCACAGAGTATCCCGCGTTCAGCGCACCTTCTAAATCAAATGTCATAGTTATTTCTTTAAAAAATCACTAATTGGGGCGGTAGGAGTGTTATTATTTCCTGTACCCCCTGCTATACCTGAGATAACCGTGCGGTACGCTGCAAACGCTTTTCTTACCGCTTCATTGAAGTTGGCATTAGGGTTTGTAAGCAACATACCTTTGTATATTTCTGTAGCATTATCCATGATGTTTTTAATCTGGGAATCTTGTAGCCCTTGTGCTTTCAACGCTGCCGTAGAGTCGCGGTGGGTCTGTGCGGTAACATTCGTACTATATGTGCTAGCAAACAGTTGTTTATCTGCATTAGTTAACTGCGTGGCTGCTTGTACTGCAATCGTATTTGCCGCATTTGTAGCTTTAAATAAATCTGTTTCTACCGTACGAGCAGCTTCAAGATGTTTATCCCGACGCGCCATGTCACTATCTACCCCGGTTTTACGTGCTTGCATATCCGCCAGACGGTAAGCATCCATACGCTCGTCGTATTTATCTTGCAGGGTTTTCATATCTTTAACTGCGGCTTGATACCCTTTCAACCCTTCTTGCGCACCTTCGCTCAAAGCTTGGAATTCTTGGCCCCTACGTGCACCCATCAATTTTAAACCAGCGGTCATGATTGCCGCGCCCATTGCACGATCTTTTTCTTTACCCCCACCAGCAGCATCTCGTTTATTTTCCAGATCCATAATCCGCTTGTTGTACATCTCTGGGTCGTACCCTTCCGCTGCGTATGCTTCCTTACGCTTTGCGGCTAACGTAGCCAGATCCTCTACTGGGGCTGCAGTAAGTTTTCCAACGGTTGGAGTAGTTTGCCTTACATAGTCTTCATACGAAGTAGCTTTAACCTCAGGACGGGCAATAGGAGGTAGTTCTGTGGCTACCGTTGTGGCTACCGTTGTGTTTGCTGCCTTATTTGCAGGAAGGGCTCCGGGAGGATTAGCAGCAGTTTCTACCGGAGGCTTAGTCGCAGTGCCTTTGCCAGCCACGGGGGTCTTTGGCGCATTGCGTTTATTAAGCTCCTCCTGTCGTTTGCGCAGCTTGTCGGTGAACGGGGTCCAATCGTAATCCATGTACTTATTGTCCGTAGTCCTCTCGGGGTCGCCCGTGATGGCGTTGCCTAAACGTCCAAATAAGTTCTGCACTCCAGTAAGCGTGTTCGCTGTTGCAACACCAGCGCCCATAAGGGGGGCTTGCATAACGTCACCGACTGCAGACACAGGGGTCAGCATGTCGATCTGGTCTTGCTCCATTTGACGTTGACGTTGATCTAAAGCCGTCTCAACACCGTTAGCTGGCGGCGGTGCTTTCTTCTTTACCGGCACTACTGCTTCCTTCTTTACTGGCGGCGGTAGTGCCGTTATCGCTGCACCTTTTTCTGGGTTTACTGGCGCAATACCTAATCTTTTTCGCTCCCGCTCAATCTCCCGTGCCAACGTTAAAACGTCCTGCGCAGCACGCGGATCCCCCTCTGCTTCTCTACGCAGTGCGTCCTTGTACTCAAATTGGAGTATCTGCATCCGGTCAGAATCCCGTGCTCTTTGAACCGCAGGATCTACTTGAAACTTTGGGTCATTAGGGCCTGTTACTAGGCTACCGTTTTTGGGATCACCCGCATATCCCGGCACTTCACCACCGTCATCGAACGAAACAATCCCACCACCAGCGTAGCTACCAACGTCCCCAGCGGGAAGGCCCTCGATGCCAGTTCCTTGCGGTTGTGGTTGTGCTTGTTGCTGTGGGAGTGCGGCAACGCCGCCTTGTTGAGCTTGAGGCTGCTGCGGTTGTTGCTGTGCTTGTTCTGGGGACGTAACAGCAGGTAACCCTAATACATCTTGGGCTACAGTAGTCTGTGGTGGTTGAGCGTTCTGCTGAGAGATCCGTTGGATCATCATGCCAGCCATCATGGCTTTCTGGGGTTCTAACAACCCCATCTGCACCATACGCCCAAGTTCCGCTTTGGAGTACTTGGTGGCTAACCCTTGGATCTCTTCGATTTGTTGTAGCATGATTACCCCTGCATCAATTGATTAGCTGCTATCCCTGCCAGACCACCGTTAGCAGCACCAAACACCTTAGACGCTCCATACATAGTTCCCGCAAGACCTGCCATTTGCCCAAGAGCAGAAGGCGGCGCTTGATACATAGACTGCGTACTTTGTGAAAGAGGTAAGCCACGCAACATGTCCGACATATAGGACAACTGCTGTTGTGGATAGCCGCGTTGTGTAAGGAAGTCTTGGTACTGTTGTTGTAAGCGTTGTTGTTCTAGGGTTTGTTGTTGAGAGCCAGCCGTAGACTGCGCGTTGATAATGTCTTTCTGCTGACCGAACTGCGTATTGCCTAGTTGCCCAAGTGTATTTGCTGCCTGTAGTCCCTGACCTAAACCCTGTAGCCCCAGCGTAGACCCAAACTGCTGTGCTTGCTGCGCATTCTGGAAGGCATTCTGCATACCTGCGCCGTAAGTCTGATCTTGCAGTCGCGCAAGGGCTTCTGCGTTTTTAGACTCTTCAATACCGTGGCGAGCACCGCCAAACGCACCTTGTTGCGCCGCCTGACCACCGATGTTGCTACGCGTAATCATTGCTTGACGGCGCTGTTCATCTAACTGAGGTGCAAGTGCGTTCTGCATATACGGCGACATGTACGCCTGCATAGAGCCGGGGTCTGTCGCCATGTTTTGATAGTTCTGTCCCACCCGCATACTGCCCAGACCCGCTATACCGGCCATCTGTGTAGCACTACCTAACTGCTGTGCTGGCTGTAAGTTTTGCACTCCTTGAAACGCTTGCTGCTGCATGGGGGCGAACCCCGCAATACGCTCACCACCATAAGACTGATATGGCTGGTTAGATACGGCCTCTGCTTTACCCATCATGCGCTCGACATACGGCCTTGCGTACTCGGGAATCGAGGTCTGCGTTACGTTCTGACTAGTCGGCGTTTCTTTAGGTGCGTCTTTACCCATGATCTACTCCTTTTAAGGGCAACTCAAACGTCACCCAACGATCTTTATATCCGTCATCTTTAAAAATCTTTGCCCAGCCTTTACGGGCAACAGCTTCAATACCATCGCATCCTGCTTCAGCAGCGTATTTACGTAGCAAATCCAGCATAGGGTCTTTCCACTCCGCCAGATCATCTCCACCGCAGTACGTCATAGATAGCAGTTTACGCTGCGGGTAGGTAATAACGTTAGTTACTACAGCCCCTTTGATCTTATTGACCTCATCAAAAGCAACCCATAACTGATACCCATCTTCTGCTACACGATCATAAATGTTACTAGCCGTATACCGGCCATAGGTGTATTCCGCAGCCCCCTCCATGTACTTTTCTATGTGCGGCCAACAATCCGCTAAGTATTCTGTAGGTACTGCGGATACAGTAATCATGCAGGTAACAGTTTTTCAGTACGTGTATTAGCGGCTACTTGGTTTTTACCGACGGTCTTCTTACGGGCTTTCTGCACACGATCCATCATAGCGTAAAGCTTTCGCGCCCCCGCTTCAGTAGAGCCATTACCGATTTCAGATACGATACGCGCTGGCACCACAAACTCACCATCAGCCAAACGAGCAGGCTGCCGGCCACCGATAGAAGCAGGAATAGAATCAGAAACGCCATCGCCGGGCCCCCTTAGTAAACGTCCACCATCCGAGTAACCACCAAGATTGTATCCCCCACCAGCCATGCCACCGTCAGCAAACTGCATACCTGCCATTTGTGCGTTTAGATCCTTATAAAAGTTACCCATCCCTAGCTGCTGTTCAGGCGTTTGATATTCGGGTAGCGGCGCTGTTTGTTGCATTTGGTATGGCGATTGTTGCTGCTGCTGCATCTGTGGAGCTTGAGCAAGACCGCCGGTTACTTTAGGTTGCTGTGCTTGCTGTGCTTGCTGTGCTTGCTGTGCTTGCTGTGTTTGTTTTGATGCTTCTGAGTGCTGTGCCAACTGGAACGCTGCGGAGAAAGGCCCAGAAAGACTACGCCGTTTATCTTTAACTACTGATATAGGCGCACTCAACTGCGTGAACTGCTGGGTCTGTGGGTTATAATCGTACTTATACTCCCCCGTAGTTTTACCCCCCTCGGCCATACGTTGCTCACCACTAAACGCGTCTACAGGTGTATCAATACCACCATTAATTACGTTAGACGCAACAGGGTTTTGTATCATTGGGTTGCTGTACGCAGGCGTTTGCAGTTGCGATTGGGGGTACATCGGGTTACCACTGAGAGCGTTCATAGCTGACATCTCTTCTACAGGGCCACCAACGTTAAAGGCATTCAACCCCATTAACCCACCACCCGCAGCGTTTTTGTACTCAGGCCCGGGTGCTTCATATGGGGTAAGTGCTGTGTACTGGTCAGTAAAGTAGTTACGCTCCCGTGAACTGCCGGGATCTTCAGCATAAATTGGATTACCTTGGTCGTAGGCTTCTTGGTTTTGAGTGCGGTTAAACTCATACGGACGGATCATTCCTAAATTTTGTTTTGGTGGTTTGTAGTCTTTTTGCATACCTGCCAAAGCAGTTCCGGCTAGTGCAGGTATCGTGTACTTAGGTAATGCGTCATAAAGATTTGAAAAGCCTGCAGTGCTGTTAAGCGTTTTTAATCCAGCGCCCATATTTCCAAAGTTAGAACTCATGGGTATTATTTGTTTAGCAGCGGTTAGTTGCGTTGGAACGAGACTCGGCGCAGTATTGTAAAAACCAGAACCTAGCACCGAGGGCGCTACTGACGTAGTGCCTGTAGCGCCTGCCATTAAACTCCCACCAAGATTTGGCGCAGTACCTGTAATCGCATTAGCTGCCCCCGCCCCCGCCCCCGCCCCCGCTGCCCCAGCACCCACACTAGATAACCCAGCACCTAAACCTGCACCCCCGTACGCGCCAAGACCAGCCATCAAACCCTTTTCCAAACTACCTGTAGCAAGACCATAACCTGCACCGGTAATTGCAGCAGCCATAAGGGGTGATAGCGCCCCGCCAGAAGCAACGGTCAAACCCACCCCAATCAGCGTTGGTAGTAACGATTTTAAAAACCCCGCTTCAGGCAGGCCCGTTTCTGGATTGATAGTAAGAGAGCCGCCATGAGCCATAGCCAGCGATTGCAGGCCGTTAACTTCTTTTGGGGTCATGTGAATAAGGACAGTATCTTCGCCCCGGCCAGCTTTTTGCACGCTGTGTGCTAGTTCATGAAGGCTCATAGATACCTCGTCCTTAGATATTTGTCAAAGTTTACCATTTTATTTACCCCACTCGCCAGTTAGTACCATCCGAGTACACAGGTATATTAGTAGACCCACCCCCAGTAACAATGCTTCTAAAGGCTGTCACAGAAGAATCCCTTACGAACGCCCGACCCCCAGCGCCTACCACAACTGCACTGGGAAGATTAGCCACCTCAAATAGTTGAGAGAACTGGGAGATAAAGAAGTCAACTTGGGTAAAGTACAACCGTAACGCCGTGTTTGTCTGGTCTTGATACTGCCTGTCATAGTGCACAGGAGCAAATGGTAGGGCCGGGGCCTTAACCCGCGTATAGAATTTATTTTGCATTATCCTTTCCTACCGTCAGGACGTACATTTATTCGGGGTGTACCTAGCTGCCACTGCGTACCAAGTGCACTAGATTCCACTTTAAGCGCCATCTGGCGACCACGAACCCGGGTATACACAATCTCAGTAAACTGCTGCACGTTGTAAGTGCTTTGCCCTGCATAAGACTGCGCCGACTGAACTACTGGACTACCTCCGAGGTTATAGTTTGCACCGGGATTCTGGCGTGGGCGAACCGTAAAGTTAACCGTTGGGAAGCCTGATTGAGTATCAGAACCATCAAACGTAATGTCTGGGATCATCTGCCATACAAAGCCGTAGTTATAACCATCACCGATGTCAAAGTCTGATGACTGTATGTAAGAATGAATAGGAGATGGGGGGTTAGTTTCGCCGTCATCTACACCGAACTCATGGTCTACTATAAGGTTACCGGAAGTAGCAGCCTGCGGGAATTGACGTAATGGGCTATCTAGCCATGCTGTACGCGTTAAGCTACCATAGTACCAAACTCGGTCAAGATAATTAAAAATAACGTACTTATCTGGCACTATGGAGTTTGTAGAGCAATAGAACCACCATACTTCGCTAAAGCCTTCGTTCGTGCCAGAAACTACTTGGAAGTTCTGGTCAGGGTCAATATCGTTAAAAATATAGGTTCTTACCGAGCAAGGTAGCGTTTCGACACGACCAGAGTATGTATAGAATTTATCTACCCCCATCCAGTAAGTAACCCCCGACGCCGTTGCCATAGCGTTAGGGCTAATGATGGATACGTTATCTACCAATATGTTAAAGCCATAAACAAACGGGGGGCCTAAATACTGCATCGAGTACACAGCCGCATCGGTCCAGATTAGTATCTCTTGGCGGGTTTGTAGCGCACTATTAATGTAAGAACCGCGACTCAACCGGTAACTACCTGCTTGGTTAGTAGCGTCAGGCGTCCAGTCGGCAAAACTTTCTTGTGCTGACCAGCGAATTAGCAGTGGGTCTAAGCCTGTTGTACCGTATGCACCGTAGTCGTTACACCCAAAACAAATAACAATCCGCGCTGCGTCAGACACCATAACCTGATTAATTATCGCAGGTACATCATTGCCTGAAACAACTACCCCACGAGTACCATACGCAGGGGTAGCTCCAGAACCCGGGTTCCAGTTATAAAGTGCACTGCCACGAGGGTTGAATAGAAGCTGCTCACCAAAGTTTGTTTGGCTCCACAAACGTAACTGAAGACCAAAACCTGTACTGAATCCTGAACTCCAACCCCGTACGTTATCTACTGTAGTCGGTAGGGGGTTCGGTATATCCATAGTTACTGTACCACCGCTAGCTGCTGTAGAAGAAGTTAAGTACGTAAGCGTGCCAATAACCGTTGAAATAGTAAACGTAGTAGCCCCAGTAACCGTAACCTGAAAAGTTTTTTCTAGTACGTCGCTATTAATGCCACAAACAGTAGCAGAAGAAATCCCACCAACACCTACCGTACCGGCAAAGCTAACGTAGTCACCGGTAGTTAAATTATGTGCGCTTGGCGTTGTAACTGTGAGAACGGAAATACCTGTACCTGTTGCTGTGAAGGGGTTTGTTAGAGATAATTCCGTATACAACGGCCAAGAATCGCTACCCCAACCAGTACCTATTGAATAGATAGGACTACCAGTGCTGATCTGGTATGCAAGGGTTATCGTGGATGCAGCGTTGCTTCCGGTTGTAGCTATAGTTAATGTGACGGTATATGACGTACTAGAAATTACAGAATCAATTTGATACTCGCGGTTTACATTTACCCCACCAATAGTCCCTGCTCCTGCTAGGGTAACAAAGTCATTAACCTGCAAACTCTCTGCAGCGCTATCCGACACAGTTAGTACCGTACCACTAGCAGTAAGAACAATAGTAGAAGCCGTAACTATAGGGGGGCCAGCAGAAGGCGTATTACCGTTTATCCTACGGATAGGCGTAATGTCGTAGTAAACACCACCATTCTCAATATAGAACTTTAAGCTAGTACCTATACCCAGTAGATTGTAGTTTTTGAGTGTTACCCAGTTCCACAAAGAGCGAGCTACACCCAGAAACCTAGCATACGAAACCGCAGCCCATCCACCGATCTTCTCAGGAAAGCCAGAACGAAACCGAATTTTGTCGCCCTCGAACCAACCGCCCTCATTGGATAGGTTAGTTCCTTCGCGATTTACGCCCGGGCGTAGCTGAATTTTCTGAAGCATATTAACCCTTACGATTCCATAATGTAGGCAAGTGTGTCGCTTAAGGACGTTTCTAATCCGTTGCTGACTACATAACAGGCCAAGTAACATTTGAGGGAAAATTTAACTGCTGGGGAACGTCTCTCAATGCTTGCCGGTATTTTAACCAATCTAGCTTTTGAGTACTACTTAATGCCGCTTGGGCATCCGGTAATTGCGTCCAGTCTGATTTAGATAGTAAAACGTCTCGCTCTTGGCGAACGTCGTTTTCTGTGGGAATGTAAGCAGGTGGCGGAAGATATTTTTTTATATTACCAGAGGCAATAATCTCAGAAAAAAGCAACTTCCCGCTTTGTTCTACATCCTCTGGGCTTGCAGTAAAAGGTATCCATCCGTAAACTGGATGGTCGATCTCACAATCAACAAAGCCAGAAGAATTATATGTTGGGTTTCTATAGTTCATGCGATTCTCAAAAATAGTGTTGTTGACCAGCCTGAGTTTCTTAAATAGCCCATACATCGCCAAGTCCCTGCTTGCGCAGAATTTTGTGCCTTTTGCTAAGCCCGTGCTCTTCTACGGCGCTGTCGGTTGCCGCAAAAGGGTACTCGACGCGAACTCCATCCCACTTAATAAGCAAATCCATTGCTGTTTTTTCATCGTTCGCCCAAACAGGCCGGTTCGCGTACTCTAGTTTCATTACGTTCACCCCTAAGAAATCCGCAACCAGACAATTGCCGTATTGTTAGCCGACGCGTCTTTGTAACCCATTGCCATCCAAGTTCCGCTTGGTGTCGGGCTTGAAAGTACTGATTGGCCGCCGCCTGACTCAATACCACCCCAGCTTAGTGATGACCCGGATACCGTAGTGCCGGGGCTGTAAATCGTTGCTACTGATGGTGTGATAAGCAACGCATACGTCCCAATTGCACCAACCGATGCGCTTGCAGTAGCAGCTAAAACGTTTGTACTTGTGTATGTTACTGCACCCGCCGTTCCATTAAACGTCAATACCCCAGCATTAGTAACCGTTGGATTTCCTGATACTCCGTTACCATTTGTAATAGAGATTCCTGCGCCAGATGTAATTGTTCTAGCTGCTACAGTCTTATCTGCGATTCTTGAAAGTATCCCATCTACATTTGGGTCGTTTAAATAATCATTAGAACCCGGAGAAACAGCAGCAGCTACAAAAGCAGTGCTGGCAGCTTTAGTGCTATTGTCTCCAGCCGTAGCAGTTGGCACTACAGGTGAAGTAATGAATGTAGCTACTCCGGTAAAAGCAGAAGTTCCCCCAACAGATAAAGTTCCCCCAGCCGTTGTATTCCCAGTAACCGTCGTATTCCCAGTAACCGTCGTATTCCCAGTAACCGTCAGCGCCCCGCCTACACCTAAACCACCCACTACCTGATCGAACTGCCCTACGACATTTACGCTATCTGCACGAAGTAAAACGGATTTACCTGCGGGAATAGAGATGCCAGTACCGGCAGCAGTGGTGTTACCTAAGACGGTTGAGCAATATACGGTTGCCGTATACGCAGAGTTATTTTTGACGACGTAGAGCTTAGTTACTGGCGGTACGTAGACGGCGAAGTTTGCACTGGTGGTTGTACTAAGCTCAACCGCCGCACATCGAGATTGATCCGCGTTGCCGTTAAAAGCAGTCAGAACTTGGTTATCCGAAATTACTGAGACTAAGGCTTGCCCAGAAATAGCGTCTTCAATAAGCGCACCGAGATTATTATTGGTAGTTACACCCCATGTGCCCGACTGTTCGCCGTTGGCAATGAGTTCAATTCGTAAGTCGGGGGAGTATGTTGACGGCATGCTATTGTCCTATTGAGTTGTATTGCGCTTCACATTGTTCGAGGGCGGCTTCAAGCCGGGCTGCGTCGGCAGCGTACCCTGCAAGAAACTCTCCATCTCCCCTTGCCAGTTGCGCTCCGGATAGTCCAAAACAAGCGCCGGGGGTCGTGGGCATTTCACCTGTGGGGCGCTCCGAACGAGTGCGCAGCCCTGCAATAGTGTTGTTAAGACGGCGAGTAGTAGTAGCGATCTGCGCATTTTTGTCTCTCGTTATCTGCTCGGCGGTGCTCTGCCAACCTTGTTCCTTAATACGGGCGTTTTCTTCTGCGTCAGCACGGTGTTGATTATACGTGGCCTGCATAACGGCAATCTCTTTGTCCTTACGCCAGCCTTGCACACTCCACCCACAGGTAATTCCTGCAACCCCCGCTATGATAGCAACAATTGTCAGTTCCCTAAGCATTGCTTATACTCCTTTTGGCGGCGATTTGTAAGCCCCGCTACTACACGCCCTTGAGCGCGGTTCCAACGCAGGATTTCTTTACATGCCCCGGCGTAATCTTGGGCGTTAAGTTTTTTGACCAAGGTGGAAGAGCAGAAGGCCCCACGTACCTGTCTGGTCGCCGTTAGCTATAAGCTCAATACGAAGATTCGGGGAATATGTTGACATGTTAGTTCCTTAACTAAGGTACAACGCTCGTTCGTCGTTACGCCGATTTACCAAACCTTTAAGCACATTGCCCCCGGCTTTGGTGTATTTTAAAAATTCTTCTGCCGCCCCGGCGTAATCTCCACGATTAAACTTCTGCCGTAATGTGCTGCGTTGTAGAGTACCGAGTCCTACGTTAAAGCTAAAACTGACCAGAGCATCGAGCCAACTTTGGCGAGTGCCAGCAGCAGGGCAATATTTAAGTACTCCGCGCTCAAACCTCTTAAGGTCTTTTGCAAGGATAGCATTGACTTCCTCCATCGTAAACGTCCGATTCCACCCAACCGGGCAGGGCAAACTAACCCTGTCTTCTATCTTAAGTTTTCCATGATTTGGGTCAATCACATGCCCCACCCCAATAGTCCAAAGCTTGGCCGGACAACGGTACGGTTTTGTCCGCACCCCCTCGTGGTGCGCGATCATCTTTAATGCTTTTTTGCTAATAGGCATGGTTATTTCCCAAACGCCCGACCGCCAAAATGGAACGCTATAATTGACGCAAACAAGGCTTGGGTTTCGCTATCCCACAACATTTCTGCTAAATCTTTAAAATTAGCGCCGCTATACCATCCATAAGAAAACAACCCAATATCAATAAACACTAGTAAAAAGAAAAAACCAAAAGTAATTATTGGTCTTACACCTGCCCGGAGGTTTTTCATCCATTGGCTGGTGCCCTCATTTAGACTCATGTCATGCTTGTAGACCATCTCCATCTCAGACTGCTGCGCCGCAATAATAGACTGTTTAGTCTCTGCCTTAGAACTAACCTTAATCTCATCTAGCTTGATCTCTTCAATCTTTTGTTGCGATGCAAAACCTGCCGCCATAAGTTGCATCTCACGCTCAGTCTGCATCTGAGCCAACTTAAGCTCATGGGACTTGTCTGACTTGTCTTGAAAGAAGTCTAGGATTTTGGGCAGGCCGCCCATTAGAAATGAAACCAGTGTTGATAGAAGCGTAAGCATCATTCCCCCAATAAAATCTTTAAGCGCAGTTCACGCATTTTTCTTACTTCACTTACCGCTGCCGCTTTGATTACAAGACCGATAGTGATTGGATCAAACACATCCTACACTCCTTAATTTGGTATATTGCTCCACAACGCTGTTTGATTTGTTGGCATCACTATCCAGCTATCAGTTTGAGCCTTATTAATAGTCTGCCATACTGGGTCGTCCGGTGTTGGCATCACTATCCAGCTATCAGTTTGAGCCTTATTAATAGTCTGCCATACTGGGTCGTCCGGTGTTGGTATCACTATCCAGCTATCAGTTTGAGCCGTATTAATAGTCTGCCATACTAGGTCGTCCGGTGTTGGCATCACTATCCAGCTATCAGTTTGAGCCGTATTAATAGTCTGCCATACTGGGTCGTCTGGTGTTGGAATTAATCCCCACACTAACAAATTATTTATGTTAATTAAGGCAGTGACGCCGGTAATGGTAGCGTTTGCGTTACCTTTCCCAGAAATTATTCCTTGTAGCACCGCCGCATACTGTCCAGTAAGCGCGACATTCGCAATCCCCGCAGCATTAATATTTCCAAGAGTCGCGTTTAACGCCTCACCAGCAACTACTACATTACTAGCAGCCGTAGTGTTTAACGCCCCTTGACTAGCAACCATCGCTATACCAGTAATGCTATAACCCGGCGCCCCTGTTATTTGACCTTGGTAAAGCTGAAGTAGCTGCGCATCTAGCGTTGTAGTAGCAGCGGCAGTAGTACCCACGCTGTTCAAATACGCAGTGATAGCTTGCCCGTTAAGTGCGTACGCAGAATTAAACTGCAGTACACCTTGCGAGGCAACCAAAGACATCTGGGGGGTTAACTGCACATTTGCGGCAGCTGTAGGCGTTAAACTATTTACATATATAAATAATTCTTGGCCTGTAAGCGTAACCGACGCGGGCGTACCCAACATCGGAAAAGACGCAAACGAGGTTTGGGCGAATGCTGCGTATCCAAACATGAATGCGTCCTTTACATAATTACAATGATGCTGCCTCTACATCATGCTTCGCTTTTAATACTGCCTCTTGCTTAACTTCTGCCTGTGCATCTGATAGGTCTGGAAACAAAACAGAAACCACCAGAGTTTTAGGGTCTAGGCTGATTCTCCACCAAGCCACACCCTCCGGTACGTCGCCCAAAAGGTGCGGCTCTAGCAAACTACTTGGGTCAGCAGTCCAAGGGTCGCCTTTGTTTGTGAATGCAATTTTGATAGTCATATATTTCCTTATTTAACGGCGTTGGCAACTAGCGTGGGCCATTGGTTAACGGTGAAAAATATAGGGTAGCAAGTTGTACCGTATCCACCATGCAAATTGTTGTAGGTGTACACAGAAGCATTCAAAGCACCACCGTTTGCAGTGTCCACATTCCCATCACTGCCCTGATTTGAGTAAGTGGTACTTCCAGTCCCACTACGCTCTGTATTGGAGAAATTGTAAACATTCATGGAAACAGGAACACTGTCTGTATTTGTACCCAGTGCGAACATAAAACCAGACTTACCCAGTGGCAAGAAGGCACAGCCATAGCTTCCGGAATTGGTATTATTTATCCTGAAGTACCTGCGCGGGTCTTCTGTTGAGTGAACAAAACAGGACAAGCCATTACCGTAATAGTAGTAGGCGGTGTACGCAGCAGCCCATTTCCCATCCCAAGTCAGTTGCATCTTGTTGTAATAGGGAGCGCCATGATCTGTTCCATAAGAAGTGGTATTGCTTATAGATGCAAAATAACCGTTAGAGTAAGTATTATCCGGGTTTATTAAGTCACCATACTGTGTATTACTACTACGATAATTCACTGCAACAAAGCCATTATCCCCAACAATAACAACTGTATCACCTGGATTATCACTGCCCGTACGAGTACCCGTTGCACTGGTAACGGTGGCCGCTGCGAAAAAGCTTGCCAAGCTGACGCAGGTGTTTAAATCAACAGTGCTTACAAACCTGTTGATTTGAATTGCAGCACCGGAGTAATGAAGCGTGACCAGTGTTTTAGTTTTTTCGTTATATCCAGCAGACCCGTTGCCTATGGTGAAACCGTTTAGGGTTCTAAAGGTACTCAAATTAACTGAATCTATGCCGTTGAGCAAAGAACCCATATTTGGGCATTCCCGGAAGGTATTGCTTTCCATCTGAAAGTACCTGCGCGGCCTGCATCCTTCCGGCAGTATTTGATTGATCAAGAACCTCCCACGCAGAGTTTTGGTGTTGCTAAAACCATGCAATGTTTGTCCGTTAAACATACCTGTAGGGCTCAGGTCAACGTACATGCCCATAGGGTACTGGTCGTGTTGGTGCATCGCCCGTATCCACTGGGCATAACTGGCGTAACCCTCAGTAGACAAAGTACCCCGCCAAGCCCCCATATCAGGGCTACTGCCGCTGCCATACCCCCACATGGCATCTGCGTGCATACCCGAGCCGTAGCTCACGGTTGTATTGAAGATAGCGCCCCAAGGAGAGCCAACAATATTGAAGTTGGAGTCGATAACCCGCAAACTGGTCTGAATGTTAAAGTCCGCATACCCGATGCCAAATAAAGGCAGGCCTTCTTTGCGCGGGTCAACGGTGTTACCGCTGCCGAATAAAAAAGATAAAGTACTCATGATGTTCCTTTAAAGTTAAACCAATACCCAACCATTAGCGGCGGTGTATATTAATGAAATTGCCGCGTTGGCTAGGTCAATAACCAGAGTAGCGTCTCTAGCTACTTGGTTTCCGTTACCAGAAATAGTGAGGTTGTTGGTTTTGAAAGTGCCTTTGGCATCGGCAACGCTAATAATGTCATTAACTACGGGGGCGGCAGGCAGCGTTAAAGTAATAGCATCGACCGATGTATCTACTAAGTAGTTATACCCACTCGCTGCGGCTGTATTGGCACCTATTGCGGTGTATTTAATAGCAGCGTCAAACCAGTAAGTACTTGTCCCGTCATTGCTCAGTAGCTTGCCTATCGTGGTCGAATCAGGTATCGGAACCCCCACAGCCCCTCTAGCAAGAACGCCCAGATTGAGCGCCGTCAAATCAGCGGCCACAGAGGCCCCAGAGGTATAGTCAACCAGCGCAATGTAGGTTGACAAGTCATCGCTAACCAAGTCATCTTTTAGGTACGCAGTAGCGGTTGTCCAAGCGCCCCGTGAGCGAATACCACCGTTAAATATTTGCCACCGGCCCTCTGCAAGATCGGTAGCAAAAACAGAGGAAGTATTTGCGAGTACGCATGAATAAGTGTTACCTCCGTAGACAACAATATCAGACGGTAAGTATGCAGTAGCCGTTGTCCAATTCCCCCGCTGGCGTAAGCCAGAAATAAATGGCTGCCAATAGGACGTATTTGTAGGAATATTACCTGTTGTATTAGCAGTGGCTATGTATAAATTTGCACCATAAGCAACGATGTTGTTGGGGACATACGCCGTACCGCTGTTGTAAACGCCTTCTGCAGAAATACCTTGGACAAACGAGTCCCAATAAACGGTATTTGTAGGTAAGTTGTTATTAGTAGTCTGCTTGGCAATATACGCCGACGGGCCATATGTAACTACGTCGTTAGCTTGATATGTGGTAGACCCGACATACACGCCTTCGTACTGAATGCCTTCAACAAACTGCGACCAAACCGAGGGAAACAGGTCGGGCTGCTTGTTGATGTTGTCGGACAAAGAGACATACACAGTAGATCCGTAAGCAACGGCGTCGCCAATAAAGTACTGAGTAGAAGAATTCCAAACACCAACGAAGTTGATGCCCTCAATCATTAACGCCCAATAAGTTGTGTCTATGGGCACGTTGCCAATATCTGCCACAATATTAATGTAGACGTATACGTTGCCGCCATAGCGCACAACGTCGTTAATTTCATACTGGGTAGAGGCATTGTAATCCCCCGCCCAGTAGAACCGAAGCTTACCAAGATCGACGACTGTAGTCATAGGAACACCATTTCCAAATGGCCCTTAGTTCCCCATCGGAACTGATAAGTGCCGGTTGACCAAATCCAATTTACGTACTGATTAGGGGCTAAAATATATTCCGGTTGGGGTAAATTAACCGTAGAACCATCGTTAATAATGTCTACGTTTAAATCCCCAGTAGCTTGAATAAATTTAAAACCATAAAAAGTTTTATCTGCTAAATCGGTTCCTGTATGAAATCCAGCCATTACACGCTCTCCAATACGGAAACAAGAATATCAAAACCGTTGGCAACCGCCGTAGAAGCCTGAAGCAAATCCCCGGTTTCAAGGACAATTTTATTGCCCCGCATAAGCTCTTCGGTCTGGCCCGGTCCGACACGATATTGTTGAAGAATCATTGTGTTATTTGAACTTCTTCTGTGCCAAACGTCAATGGGCAACTCTGAGGCGTAGATATTTGCTGCACTTAGGCCGATGACCACCGTCCCCCCCACTGCCATATGAATGGTGGTAGCGGCTGAACCAAGATTTCTTGTTGCAGTGCTTTTAAACGACGCCATGTCTTACCCTAACGCTATCGCATAAATAATTGCTGACCCAGCGGGGTCATACACTAACGACCCATCCGGGTTGTTGTAAACTGCGCGTTCCGCTGGAAGAGTACAAAATATTTCTTTTATGCCAGTAGAAAAATTAACTAACGCGGTTCCACTAGAACTCGACAAAACTATATCCCGGGTAAAGTTCGGCCCAACATAAGTTCCAATCCCGACTTCCCACTCATCTGCGCTGTCTAGTACAATAGTGTAGTACGTAGAGTTGTTAGCTCCTATACCTGCTGCAAAAGTTTGGCACCCGTTAAACGCGCCAGAAAGCGTAACATCCCCCGTACCTACAGAGGCTGTCGCTTCCCGTACACGATCCGCTGTGACAAACGCCATAATTACACCAGTCTAATAACCGCAGCTAACGCTGTCGCTGCTGGAAATATAACCGTAAAATCACCACTTGTGGAGGTTTTATTAGACCCAAAATCAAATACTGCCACCGCTTTATTTGCGTTGGTGGAGTTATAAATTAAACATCCCCGCGCCGTAAGCGTTACGCTAGGGAACGTTAAATTAGTAAAACCTAAAAACGCGGTTGCAGTAGCTAGAGACACTCCAAGACTAGTTAAAGCCCCCCCACCCGTTGGGTAGTTTGTACCGGATGAAGATACTTCGCCAGAAGTGGTGTACACCGTAGTATTTGCGGCGATAGTTGCAGTGTCTTCGTATAACGCAAGGTAGAAAGTATCCCCAGTACCAGCGTCAAAATTATGCTGCGCCTGAAATAATTGCTGCTTAAAAGTGCTGCAAATATCTTGTGTAATAGCCATACTAAACTCCAATAATTGTTGCTAGTTCTGGATGCCCGGCATTCTTGAGGATATTTGCAACTGTTGTCCTATCAGATTGAACAGCTTCTTTCATATAGAAAGCAATAATCTCTCTGATGTGCTCTTTAAAAGCAACTGCTTGTTCGCGTAAAACCGGGTGAACATTTTCCCCAACATACAAAATACGCGCTACCGCTGCATCCGTTAGTTCATCCGCCGTATGCCCCCGATTTGAGCTAGTACGTACTTGTAATTGCCCTAATTGTGCTTGTGCCGTTATTTGCATGTCTTAACTTTCAAAATCTAAGTAACGCTGTGTTTGACGTGTTTGCAGGCATAGTGACAGTATTGGTAACAGAAGTAAATATTTTATCTGCCCCAAAATCTAACACCGCTACAGACTTATTACTCTTAGACGTATTATAAATAAGCGCCCCACGGGCAATAAACGACGCGCTAGGGAACGGCACATTATTAAAGTTCACGTACACAGTTCCGTCTGTGCCCACACCGATTGTCGCACCAGTAACAGGAACCCCGCCAGCAACATAACCGGTACCTACAACTTCACCCGCAGTGCTATACGCTGTGGTGTTAGGCCCAATGTCTGCAAATGCGGTGTACAACGCCATATACAGCGTATCCGTTAAGAGGCTCTGTCCGGCTTGCAGCATCTGCTGCTTAAAGCTTGTGGTTAGTCCTTGCTGGATCATGGCCCAACTTTCATCTTATACTGACCGTCTCTGTACGCATCGCCTCTTTCTAACCCACTACCTAGACGATTCAATTGGCCTAACGCATCTTGGAACTTCTTCTCGTAGGCGGCCATCAAATCAGCTTCACCCTTCAAGAAAATATACCCTTCAACCAGCGTGCCGTACAGCAGGGCAGGAGAGTAGTTATTGCTAAGCCATGTCTTACCATCAGCAGCATCTATAATTGACTCAGGATATGCGTAGTAATGTAGTTCAGCAGCGTATGCAGCATCGGGCGTGGGGGCAACAATAAAGCTAAGCTCATCAGTGATTGTGGTGCTTACCACCGTAGGGCCAAATAAAGAGTAGTACTTAGGTAGGCCGGTTTCAGTAGGGTTAGGGTACGCCGAACGTAAAAAGTTTACGTCTTTGTTTAGCAAATATTCGTAGTTGTTACTTGTGTCAATAACGGCCAGCGAGAAAGAAGACATAAAATCGCTAGGGCAAGACAAGTACGGATTATTCGTTGATAAAACACCCATTACGTTCTTGCGTAGTGGTGGAATCTGCACCGAGTTATAAATACGTTCTTCGGCTTGTTTAATGAGCGCGTCAATCTGCGCTGTGCCATCGTCCACAATCGGGCCCGTACCTGCTACATCCGTCCAAACAACTGTTGGAAAGTCACTCTGTAGGTACGATTTTACTCGCGTAAATAACTCGGTATACGTCACAGATTACCCCTTACGCCATTGGCCCACGAGCCATCAAACCCTTAGTGGCTACGCCAGTACCACGAACTTTAATGCCTTCAGAGGCATTATCTGCAGGGATTTTTTTAGAGATTCCGCCCACAGAGATATTCATCTCATTCATGCACTCCCCACCCGATTTACGGGGTGCCCTATCCGTTCCGGACTTACCAGACATGGTATGCGGGGCAGCATAAACTGCAGCCGAACCCACTTCTTTACCCATTACTTTTCGCGAGAACTTAGCCATTATCGACCTCTTTGGTTCATTGCACGAGCCATATTGCGACCCATCTTTTTCATAGCCTCCCCAGTTACACCTCCCTTTTTCATGCCGTGCATACTCTTTTCATGGCTTTTTACCGCTTTTTTAGCGATCTTTTCCATTACCGGCTTATCTTGTTCCATATCTTCGTGTTTCATGCCCTACTCCTAAGAAATTGTCACACTACCCACCGCGCCTTTTGATGTCAGGTAGTTCGGTGTCAACCCTGCATCGTTTGAACTCGCCCCACCTACCGGTGCCCATCCCCACTGTATTACCCGACTACCTCCACCCGGATCACCAAACGCATCAAGACTATCCGCAGGCGACTGTTTTAACTGAAGCCCACTAAACCCAGACTGCCTGTAACTCACATCTGGCCGTGGTTCCCGCACTGCTTGCGGATCATTAACTGGATACATCCCAAGTTGTAGTTGTGGGTGGTCTTGTTCCCAACACGTATGGCAGACCTTGATACTAACCTGCTTAGTCTTAATCGTGATCTTTCGCAACTCAGTCAGTTTATACCTAAACCCGCACCGATCACACTCGGCAATTGAGTATTTACCTGACGAATACTTAGACGGCATTCCCTACCTCACCGGTAGAACAGACTACGCGGGACAAAACGAAGCGGTGCTTTTTCACGATCCTCATCCGAAGCAAATTGCCAAGCCTCATCGTATTGCATCTTTAGCATAGCGATCCGGTCTGGCATTACCTCGGGCAGCTTGATAGATATCATGTAAGCTAACCCCGCCACCAAGGCGTTCTGAAACCGGAACGGAATATCCTCAACATTCACCCCTGACCCCGCATCGACCATACGCCGCAGCCGCCAGTACACGAAGTAGTAGTACGGCGAACCTATTGTGCCCTGATCCGGTGACGGCCAGACGTTAATTTGAGGCAGCGCTGGGGTTGCACCCAGTAAGTCTGTAGTCTGCCCTGAACGGCGGTTTATCCAGACTTGGATTGGCCTGCCTTGCGTGAGTTTGTTCGGGATCGTGGAGTAGGTGGAGACACTGATACGGCTGATGTTAATGTCGGTCTGATTAGCATCTTGTCCGGGAGCAGTACGAATAACATGCTCCAGAAGATCCACGGTGTCATTAGGTAGATCGTAAGTAGTCTGTCCTTGTACTAACGAAATCTGCCCCTGTTCAATAGTCCACAGGTTGATACCACGATTAGCCCACTCCGTAATTAGGAAGTTAAGGCTCCTACGGGCAGTGCGAAAGTGATAGCCCGTCCGCAACTCAATACCGCACCGCTCGAAAGCCTCTTCAAGAAGTTCGTTTAGCGTAGGGTTAAACGCGGTTGTAGACGTAGTGACTGCCATTATCTAAATCCCGATGTTTTCTTTGCAATCTGCTTAGGCTGGGCAACAAACTGTTTCCCTGCTGCTTTACCTTTTCGCTTTGCCTTTGTAGTGGCTGCATACTCCGCAGGGCTTAACGCTTTAATTGCCTTTTCTGGCAGGTACCGTTCCCCAGTTTTTGACGAGGGCTTACCTGACTTTGTTTGCCACTTCTGGTCATCCCAGTTCTTTAGGCTTTGCTGTGGGGCTTTCATATCAGTCCTTATACCCACCACTGGCTGCTTTGTACTTCTTTGCTACAAGCTGCGCTTTCCTCGCGCTCCACTGCCCTGCGCCTGTACCATGCGTAGCCGCTGCTTTTACTTGAGACACAATGCGCTTACGCATACCCGGCTTAGTGTAGTTACCCGCAGCATTAACCTTACCGCCATCTTTATACACTGCCACGGATTCGTTACCATCTTTCTTTTTGATGGATTTGATTTTTGCTGGGCTAACTGCGCCCATCCCGCGACTTGGCATCATATCAGCAGACCTTCCCACCATGCTTCATAGTGACTTGCCTAGCTTTTGTTTTACCTTTATTAGCAATACCATCAGCCGATTTATGCCCGGCAGCCAGACCACCAGAGGCCATCTTTTTAGCAGGGGCTTTACCCATTGTTTTACCCATTGCTTTTTTCTTAGCGATCATTTCCATGAACGGATTTGCTTTAGCCATACCACCTCCAGATTTAGTGAGCTCTTTGCCGACAGACGTAGGTACGCCGACCTTTTTAGCAAATTTAGGGTTGTTCCCCACGGCTTGCATAAACCGTTCTTGCTTTGCCGACTTGGCAGGCACTACCGCATCATCCCACGTGTTTTACCACGAATTGCACAACCATCTGCACGGGATGAAGCAGTTCCCCCATTATTAAACCCAATCTTACCCATACTTTCTTTACGCGCCTTTTCGCCCCCTTTATACTCGTCATCAACCATACGGTCTTTACGCATATTTTCCATGTCCCGCGCGATACCGGGTGGCATAGGCGTAGCAGGTTTTTTAGGTTCTACTTTAGGTTTTTTGTCAGCCATCAGACCATCCTACCTTTCGTTTTACCGCGCTGTGCACAGCCGTCACCACGGGAAGAAGCTGATTTAGCCATGCCTCCCGAAGCCATCTTTTTAACTTTGCCCCCGTGCTTAAAGTTTGGTTTAGATTCATAAACTGGTTCACGTTTTTGGAATGCTTTAGGCAAATCTTTTGGGCCAGACTTAGCGGCTGCACGCGCTGCAAGTTTTGGAAGTGCCTTTATGAATGCTGGCGCACCAATAAAGTATTCTGGATTAACGGTCTCTAAGGCTTGTTCTTTTTCTCGTTTATCACGACTAGCCATTTGTTCTGCCGTGGCTTCTGGAACTTTTAGCTTAGATTTTTTATACTCATCGCCTTTTGCCGCCATGCGACGTTCTGCTTCGCCTTCATCCTCATCTACAGACTTAGCAGCCTTTTTATCCATCGCAGCAGTTCTGTACATCTTGCCTTCAAATTCAAAAGGCTTGTCGCTACCCCTATTCTTAGCATACGCCGCGTTAAATCT